AAATACCATAGGAATGATGGTTACAGTGTTATGGATTTATTTAACACTAAAGAAGCAGAGCCAAACATAAGGAAGATATTTAAAACACTAACTCAAGAAAAAATGGTAGAGCTGTATCATCAGCATGATATTCTAGTCTATCCCACGGAAGGCGAGGGTTTTGGATTAATACCTCTTCAAGCATTGGCTACAGGTATGCCTACAATCTCAACAAGCAGGTGGTGTACCTACGAGAAATATCTTGGTGATAATGTCATTGAATCAGCACTAGGAAAAACGCAGCATTCTGGTTATCACACTGGGGATGTGATTATCCCAAGCTTTGAATCAACTGTTGAGTTGATGAGGAGAGCAGTTAATGATTTTGATGCTCAGTGCGATTTTTATTATAAACAAGCCCCGAAGGTTATTGAAGAGTACAACTGGCAATCTCAGTGCGATAAGATGCTCAAATCTTTGATCAAGCGTGTTGGGGTCGGAATGTTTAAGCCTGTAGGCAAGGTATCTAGAAAAAAATATATATATTTTCAAAATGGCTCTGGGTATAGCACGATCTCTGGTGTAAGATTTTCAAAAGAAAACCCAGTGCAAAGTGTCTCTGATGATGAATATAATTCTTTAATTATCAATTCTAATTTCAGACAACCAACAGACCAGGAGATTGCAAAACACTTAGGAGAATGATTGCATGATTATTACAGGTGTGAGATCCTATAAATGCTTCTGTCCCAAACCCATTCCAGAGAACCCTGAATGTGGAGACAAGGAGTCTGAGGATGATTAGGTGGTTTATTATGTTTAAGAAAAAAATGGATTACGCTAAAGAAATAAATGATTTGAAGAAAAGAATTGAAGAAAACGAAAACAGACTTGCAATTCTTCGTGTACAATACATCTTAATGAAATCTGACCGAGACCGTCTGAAAGAACTTATTAGTGAAAAGAACTGAAAAAGAAGAAATTAAGCGTGACAAAGCCAAAGCTGTCAAGAATTCAGGTCGTGGGCTCAAGAAGGGGGATGCTTCTCTTCACAAGTTTCTAGTTGACTACAAGCATAATGAAAAGACTTTTACATTAACTCTGAAAGCTTGGGAGAAGATGAGAAAAGACGCTTTCAATGCCAATTATAAGTACCCCTGTATTTCTGTTGTGTTTGGTGAGAATTCTCAAACAAAAGTCGCTATAATTGACTGGGATGTACTCCAGGATTTAATTAAAGGGAGCGAATATGAAGTTTAAACTTTGTTGTGATAAATTTGTTGGTCATAAAAGCCTCGGCATAAGACTTGATCATGATGAATTTGCTATTGGTGTTGACCTCATATGGTGCTTTATTGGAGTGGCAAGGGTTTACCCCTATCAAGCTTTAGTTAAAACAGAAGATTTAAGAAAGGATATCTAATGCCAGATATTATAATTAATAAAGAAGTTCTTGCTGAGCAAATGGGCGATAAAGCGGAAGAATTTCTAGAATGTATAAGGATAGTTGAAGACATTATTCAAAACCCAGACCATTATTTGGGCGGTCAAGCTGTTAAGTATGCTAATATATTAGCAGCGTATAGGACATTGATGATTATTAAATCTCAGGCTTTTAAAAGAAAGTCTGCGGTTATGAGTGATCAAGATAAGTTTGTTAATGATATATGGAAGACCATGTATGAAGCATTAGCGGAAAATATAAATGCACTTAAACTCGCTGCGAAAGGCGGTATGCAATGAAATCATTAAAAGTATTGAGGAACCCAAAGCCAAAAGAGGCGGTAGCAGAGGTACCAGCGGAGAATTTCACTACTGCTGAATTAGTAGATAGTTTGAATAAAGCTATTGATGAAAGCCTAGCGGAAAGAAATAAGCCAGAATTTAAGAAAGTTAATGGCTTTCACCCAAGCTACACAAACCAATGTTCACGCTATTGGTATTACATGTTTGACGGGGTGAGTGTCACTCCAGATTTTAGAGCGCAAACTCTTAGAATTTTTGATAATGGTCATGCTGTCCATGACAGGCTGTATGGGTATTTTAGGGAAATGGGGATTTTGGTCGCAGAAGAAATTCCAGTTAGCTACTCATCCCCGCCTATTGAAGGCACTGCTGACGGTATTATCAACTGGCATGGTGAGAAATTAATTGAATTGAAGTCAATTAGCTCAGAGGGCTTTCACTACAGAAAATTGTATAACAAGCCAAAGGATGAGCATTATAGACAAGCACAGATTTACATGGAGTGCTTAAACCTGGATGGTGGTTTTGTTATTTATGAATGTAAGAACAATCAAGAAATTCTTCCTATTTATATTGAAAAAGACCAAGCTTTCATAGACAAGCTCTTCAAGAAATATAGAGATATTTATGGGAATTATACTAGCGGTAATATCCCTGACAGACCGTACAAGAGAACATCTAAGCATTGTTCAGACTGTAATTTGTCTGCTTTATGCTGGGGAGAAAGTGATTAATGATGACGAAAGGACTTGCAAGAATCTAGATTGCAGTAAACCATTCAAAGCTAAATCTTATAATAGTATTTATTGCTCTGCGGAGTGTAGAAGGATTGTTACAAACGCAAAGCTATTGAGCAATTATTATGAAAAAAAAGCAAATATAAATAAAAAAAGAATTTGTAAAACAAAAAGTTGCGAAACTGTATTGTCAAGGTATAATAAAGAAACTATTTGTGAAAAATGCAAAAGAGAAAGATATGTGCAACGACTGGTAGGTTGGGGTTGGGATGAAAAGTCCGTCAGGGATGGAATGTAATGAATCTCAAAAACATAGTCGGTGTAAGTGATAAAAGAATTTTGTCAATAGATCCATCATCTCACTCACTAGGGTGGGCTGTAATTGATTTCAACAATGGTTTGAAATTGGTTGATTGCGGTAAAATAAAATTTACAAAAACAAATGACATATCAATAAAGTTTAATGAAATAAATACTGGTATTAAAGAAATTTGTAAAAAATATAGTCCTAGCATGGCTATTATTGAGCAATCTGTTTATATTCAAAATTTTCAAACAAGCAGAGTTATTTCTTACATAATTGGTTACACCTGGGGCATTGTTCAGAACTATTGTTTTAAAGTTATGGATATCAACCCTATCCTTTGGAAACGAGGAATCGGATATAAAAATATATCCAAAACAGATAAGATAGTTTTTGATACCGAAGCTAAGAAAAAGAAAGAAAGAAAAGATCGTGTTAGAGATATTGTCATTGATTACTTCCAAATGGAAGAAGAAAATCTAAAAGATGATGACATTGTTGATGCAGTCGGCATTGGTCTTTGGTATTATTTAATGGTGGTATCTAATGGCTCTTGAACCTTATAAAGATAAAACTTGGCTTTATGAACACTATGTGAAGAAGCGCATGAACTTGACTGACATTGTTAAATTGCTTAAACAAACTTACAATGTTGAGATTTCCCCCCAGGGTTTGTATAACTGGTGTAGTAAGTATGATCTTCTAAAGTTTAGAGGTAAGGGCAGAAATCTGTCAGCTACATCTAAGAAGCCAAAATCACCTATGCAGCAGAAGGCTGAGCAGATGAAACGAGATAGAAGGAAAGCGATGCAAAATAGAAAGAAAGGTATGGGCAGATAATGCAGAGAAGAGTATCAGCAGCAGATTTAGGAGTTTTTGCAGAACTTGATATGGTTTATAACCAAGCCAGAATGATTGAGGCGAGCCAGAACAAAACAAAATACAAATGTTTGGGATCTGGGAATTGCTGCACAATTGGTTTGACAATTCATATGGCTGAGTGTGCAAATATTGCTTTTAATATCACACAGCAATTTTATTTGCATTTAGAAAACAAAGGCAAAGAATATGCGGATGAATGGTTTAATTCAGTAGTTAGTTCTTTAAAGGAGGCAATGTATGATGAAACATGGCAATTCGGTGGTGAAACTGAAAGGAAATGTTCTTTCTATAAAAACGGTTGCACTATCTATGGGTTTAGACCTCTGGTGTGCAGAAGCTATGGGGCTTTTGTCGGTGTTGATGATGTTTGCCCTAGAGAAAGAAATGTTTACGGCAATGTAGAGCATTTTTCTGGAACACCAGTACAGGACATGGTGCAGCAATTTCAAAGTCTATTGAAGAAATATTATAAGTTATATTTAGTGGACTGATTATAGTAATTACTGGTTGAATAGTATC